TTGATGCAATCTCTCGTGGAGTGCTTCCAGATGCAGGTATGACTTTCGAGATCCCAAAGATCACACAGGCACCAACTGTTGCAATCGAGCCAGAAGGCGATGCATTTTCTGACACAGATCAGAACGCTGCTTTCCTATCTGTATCAGTACAGAAGTATGCAGGACAACAGACATTCTCTGTTGAATTGCTAGATCGTACATCTCCAGCTTTCTTCGATGAGCTAGTTCGCAACATGGCAGCAGCTTACGCAAAGGCAACAAACGCAGCAGTTAACGCAGCACTTATTACAGGTGCAACAACAGATGCAACAACAGTAGCAACATACCCAACAGCAGCAGAACTTCTAGGAGTTGTTGCTCGCGGTTCAGCTTCTGTCTATGCAGCAACAGCAGGATTGCCTAACCCATTTGCTCGTAACATGATTGTATCAACAGGACAATGGTCAAACATCATGTCACTTAACGATGCAGGTCGCCCAATTTACACAGCATCACAACCAATGAACGCTGGTGGTCAAGTAGCGCCAACATCATTGACAGGTAATGTTGCAGGATTAAACCTCTATGTTGATCCAACAAACGGTGGCGATGGCGATGGAACAATCCTTATCGTTAACCCAGATGCATACACATGGTATGAGAGCCCTACTTATAGATTGAGAGCCGAGTCAACAGCAAATGGTTCTGTGACTATTGGTTACTACGGTTTTGGTGCGATTGCAACTAAGGTCGCAGCAGGCGCTTTTAAGAACAACAAGGCGTAAGCCAAACTAAGTCGCTCTGGGGAGTAGTAGCCCTCTACTCCCCAGAGTCTTTAGAAAGGATTGCAAATGGCACTTACAACAGTCGCAGAACTCCGTAGCACTCTCGGAGTCGGTACTTTGTATCCAGATGCAACCCTTCAAGAAGTATGCGATGCATCCGATGCAGTCTTACTTCCTATGCTATGGGCTCCAAAATGGTTTTCTGTAGCGCACAGTAATGTTGTTGGCACAGGCACTTTATATTTTGATATTCCAGTAAGAGATATTTTTTATGTTGGTCAGACTGTAACTATTGCCAATTCTGGCACTAAATACAATGGCTCAAAGACAATTACAGCAGTAGATACTTACTCAATTTCGGTAACTACGACACACACAGTAGTACAGCCAAAACATCCCATTGAACCTTTTGGCACAGTAACAGGCGAGACATACACAGACTGGACAACTGATACAGCAGTACAAAACGCAGCTTTGATGATCGCTGTTGAAATCTGGCAGGGCAGGACCGCAACTTTGAGCGGCTCAAATGCTATCGATTTCCAGCCATCCCCTTATAGGTTATCGGCGCAACTGCTGGCAAAAATAAGGGGCATGATTGCACACGCACTAGACCCTCGCTCGATGGTGGGATAATGCCAGTTGCAGTCACAACCCTTAGAACTACTTTAGCAACCGCGTTAGTCGATAATGCTAAGTGGCAGACTTTTGCCTTTCCACCGGCAACAGTTCTTGCTAACTCTGTCATCGTGTCTCCAGATGATCCTTATCTGACACCTAGCAATAACCAGCACATCACCATAAGCCCTATGGCTAATTTTAAGATTATTATTACAGTGCCTTTATTTGATAACGAAGGCAACCTTAATGGAATAGAAGATGCAGTCTGTGGCGTGTTCGCTAAGTTAGCCGCATCATCTTTGACCTATAATGTAAGCGCAATAAGCGCACCTAGTATTCTCAACGCTGCTTCGGGTGACCTACTCAGCTGCGAGATGTCCGTATCAATCCTTACGAGTTGGAGTTAACATGTCCGAGTGGGAAAAAGAGAACGAAGCCTTCCTGATCAAGATCGGGCAGGTAGCACCAGCATCAAAGCCAGCACCTACAAAGAAAGACGAGGAATAATCTCATGGCTGTATTTCTAAATAACAATGTGGGCGTGAAGATCAACTCTGTCGATCTATCCGACCATGTAACAGCAGTAACAATTAACCGAGTATTTGATGAACTAGAAGTAACTGCGATGGGTGATAACTCACACAAATTCGTAAAAGGCTTAGAGTCATCAACAGTAACAATCGACTTCCTAAATGACACAGCATCAGCAAATGTATTGGCAACACTACAAGCTGCATGGGGAACTACAGTCACAGCTGTATTCCTACAGACAAAGGGAACAGCAGTATCTGCTACTAACCCTCTTTACACTGTATCTTTGCTAGTCAATAACACAACAGACATCAACGGTGCTGTTGGAGACATTGGCACACAAAGCATCACATTTACTGCTAATTCAACAGTTGCAGTAGCATCAACAGGCACATTCTAAACAATTAAACAAAGGGGCTAAACATGGCAAGACTAAAGATCGTTCGACAAGATGGAAGCATACTAGAAGGCGAAATTACACCTGCGGTGGAATACAGCTTTGAATTGTTTGCTAAAAAGGGTTTTCATAAGGCTTTCCGCGATGAGGAAAAGCAATCGGATGTTTATTGGCTGGCATGGGAAGTCACACGCAGATCAGGTGAATCTGTTAAGCCATTTGGGATGGACTTCATTGAGACACTTAAAAGTGTTGAGGTGCTTGATTCCGACCCTTTAGCTTAAAGCGCGATCTCCCGTTCACCTACCTTATTGCTAGGCTAAGCATAAGGTTAGGGATCGCGCCACAACATTTATTAGAGTTAGACAAAGTAATGCTAGATGCTTTACTTCAAGGTTTAACTGACGAAGCAAAGGAGATTAAAGATGCCAGCAACCGTAAAGGGCGCCGTTAATCTTCGCAAGGCTTTGAGGGAATTTACACCAGATTTGTCTAAAGCATTACCTAAAGAAATAGCAACCGCATTAAAGCCAATTACTAAATCTGCTAAAGGATACTTGCCGGATAGAGGCCAAGTCCTAAGCGGATGGCTACCTCGCCAGATGTCAGAAGCAACTTTTCCAGCTTTTGAACCTAGAGTTGCTAAATCTGGAATTGGCTATAAAACAACCCCATCTAAGCCTAATAGCAGAGGTTTTAGATCTCTTGCTCGCGTGTTTAACAAAACAGCAGCCGGAGCAATTTATGAAACAATGGGTCGCAAAACTCCAGATAGTCGATTTGTCAAGAATCAAATGGCTAAGTCTGGTGGCATTATGCGTGGACAAGGCTTGATGAAAGGCCGCGCTCTTTATCGCGCTTACGATGAAAACAATGGTAAGGCCAGAGCAGCAGTATTGGAAGCAATCCAAAACGCAGCAAAGAAACTTAATGCTCGATCTACGGTGAGAGGTTAATCATGGCAAATGTAGTCATTGACATCGCAACGGAGTTCACTGGTAAAAAAGCTTTTGCTCAAGCCGAAACCTCTACAGAAAAACTGACTAGGAATGTTAAAAAACTTGCAGGTGCTTTTGGGTTAGCTTTTGGTACTGCTCAAGTTATTGCATACGGTCGCGCATCAGTTAAAGCTGCTCTAGAGTCTCAGGCAGAGCAGGAAAGACTAACTAACATTCTTAAGGTTACAACTGGGGCTACTCAATCTCAGATAGATAGCCTTAATGAGCAGGCCGATGCATTAGAGCGTATTGGTGTGGTAACTGGTGGAAACATCAAGATAACCCAATCTCAATTGGCTACCTTCGATTTACAGATTTCTACAATTAAGACTTTAACTCCAGCCATTTTAGATTATGTAACAGCTGAAAAGGGTGCAACCGCAACCGCTGAGCAGTTTAAGTCTATGACTAACGGCTTGGCTCAAGCTCTAAACGGAAACTTTACATCTTTGACCAGAGTGGGCTTTGTCCTTGATGATGTAACAAAGAAAATGATTAAAGAAGGAACCGAGACAGAACGTGCAGCTGCCTTAGTCAAAGTTCTTAATTCTACATACAAAGATTTTAACGCTAATCTTAGAAACACTGATGCCGGCCAGATGCAGATCCTTGCTAACACTTCACAAGAAGTTAAAACAATTATTGGAACTGGCATTATTGACTCACTAAAACTACTCAGTAACGACAAAACAATTGTCGGGCTTACTGATAACATGAAAAAACTTGCAGTTGCTATTTCAGATACATTTATTGGCTTTTCATTGTTTTTGAATGAATTAAAACAGATTCCAATCTTAGGAAAAGCCATAGGCGCAGTTTTTGATGACATAGGAAGATTTAATGTATTTACTCGAATGGGAAAGGCTTATCGCGAGAGAATTGAATACAACAAGAATGAACACAGAGCCAGAGAGCAAATTCTTGCTATTGACAATAAAGCCGATAGATTATCTAAATCTCAGTTAGCTGCACAAAAGAAATTACTAGATACTCAACGCAAGATCGCAGCCGAAAAGAAAAAGCAAGAGATTTTAGACAAAGCTGCCTTAGTTCTTGCTCAAGGTCAGAAAGTCTTTGATGAAGAAGGCATCCAGTTAGCTGCTGCCGCACAGGGTAAATTAACAGAGGAAGAACGAGTACGGGTTGCCCTCAAGAAAGACATCTATGATTTAGAAGCTGCCATCAATGAAGAAAACATTAGTGCCGCTGCTAAGTTAGCAAATAGCATGGTGGCTAATGCTCAGAAGTTAGCTGCACTTCGCACTGACATGGTGGGGCTTAATGATGTTCAAAATCCTTTTTCTGGCTGGTTATTGACTATTCAGCGCATGGCTTACGAGTTATCACAATTAGCCATGATCAAGCCTATGACAGATGCATCTGCTTTCTTTACTCCACAGCAACAGGCCACAGCCGATTTACTGTCAGAGTCTAAGTCTAAGATAGAACGCAAGATTCAAGGTGATCTTGAAGATCGCATGAAGGCATTAGCCGATGCAAGAGCCAGAATTGAAAACAAAATTAGTGTAGATACTATTGGCACTAACGCAACTCCATCATCTTATGGCATGGGTGGCTCTATGGGCGGTACTTCTGTAGTGGTCAATGTTGCCGGATCAGTTTCAACAGAGCGCGATCTAGTCTCAGCCATAACACAGGGGCTTTACTCACAACAGGCCTCTGGTACTCCAGTTAATTACAGTACGGTGTACTAATGGCTTTACCTGCAACCCCTATCGTCAAGATTAATTTAACAGGTGGAGCATCTTTTGCTACCCCATTTATCCTAGATACTTCCGAGCTTGATTTCAGCCCACTGGGAGAAGCTGGTCAAATCATTATTGATGTGTCTAATCAGGTTACAAAGATTGACACACGGAAGCAACGCAATCTATTTCAGGATAAATATTTAGCAGGTACAGCAACAGTCCGAATCCTTGATCAAACAGGTGAGTGGAATCCGCAAAACACTGCGAGCAGTCTGTATCCCAATCTTGTACCTTTACGCTCAATCATTATTGAAACAGACTATCTAGGCACTATCTATCCAATCTTCAAAGGTTACATTCAGGAATATCTTTATACTTACCCTACTGATCAAGAATTAGGTTATGTCGATCTAATTTGCTCAGATGCCTTTAGATTAGTTTTTAACTCTAATGTGACCACCGTCACAGGTGCTACAGCAGGGCAAAACACTGGCACACGCGTAGATAAGATCCTTGATGCTATTGGCTGGCCTTCAAGTGCTAGGTCAATAATGACAGGTGACACGCTATGTCAGGCAGATCCAGCGACCACACGCTCAGCTTTGTCAGCCATTGAGACTGTGACATTTACAGAGCAGGGAGCCTTTTACTTTGACAAGGCTGGCAACGCAGTCTTTAAGTCTCGTGATTTTGTCTATACCTCACCTGCTGACACACCTACGGTATTTTCTAATGCAACTGGATCTACAGACATTCCGTACGCTGGCATTACCTTTGCCCTAGATGATAAGACGATAGTCAATCAAGCCTCTGTCACACGCACAGGCGGTACTACTCAGACTGCCTCAAATCAAGACTCTATTGATAAATTCTTCCTTCACAGCATTACAGCTAATGACATGCTTATGCAGACAGATGCCGAGGCTCTGGATCTTGCTTCTAATTTTGTGGCATCTCGTAAAGATACAACTTTGAGAATTGAAACCATTACCCTTGACCTAGTAACTCTAGGTTATGGGGCAGGGGTTACAGCTGCACTGGACTTAGATTATTTCGACCCTATGCAAATCACGAATGTCAATGTGGCTGGCACTACTATTGTCAAGACTTTACAATGTCAAGGCATAGCCCACAGCATTACGCCTAACACATGGAAAACAACGCTTACAACACAGGAAAATGTCTTGGATGGCTTCATCCTTGACTCGACATTATACGGTATCCTTGACACATCCGTATTGGCATACTAGGAGAAATAAATGGCAGCAGGATTAGGATTTAAGACATTCACTACTGGTGAGGTTTTAACAGCGGCAGATGTAAATGGCTATCTTATGCAGGGCGTTGGTGTCTTTACCGATGCTGCTAATCGTGATGCCGAGATTACTTCTCCGCAAGAAGGACAATTTGCCTATCTAAAAGATACAAATGTAACTACTTACTACACAGGCTCAGCTTGGGCTAACTTAGATACAACAGGCATGACAAATCCTATGACCACTACAGGTGACACAATTTATTCATCGAGTGGATCAACACCTGCTCGTTTAGGTATAGGCACTACTGGTCAAGTATTGACTGTTGCAGGTGGAATTCCATCTTGGGCAACTCCAGCAGGCGGTGCAACCTTTTCAGGCGTAGTTTTATCAAAGACAGCAGATCAGACTATTGCAACTAGTTCAGCAACAGCAGTAACTTTTAACACGGAAAGTATTGATTCAAACGGCTATCACGACAATGTTACAAACAATTCACGCATAACAATCCCAAGTGGTAAAGCAGGAAAATACTGGGTATCTACTCAATTATCTTATGCGGCAAATACAACTGGTTATCGATCAATAAACATTAGAA